AGCAAGTGGAAACACCTACAGCCGTTCCAGAAGTCGCAGCCGAAACGGTTGAGGCTTCCAAAGTCGAAAAAGTCGAAGCGTCACGTCCGCTTTACTTTGCAACACCACGCTCACCAATCACAACAGGTGGGTCATACCTTGAGCATTCGATCAAGGCAACACTAGGCAATGAAGATTCACGCCAGTACATCAAGGCAGCTGACGATTCATTCACAACAAATCCAGCGTTTTCGCCGGTATCTTATGTTCGCGACGTTGCACAAAACACGAATGCTGATCGTCCAGTAATTGAAGCATGTGGCGGCACACGTCCACTAAGCACTTACGGAATGACAGTCTCAATTCCAAAAATCACTGCTAACTCAACAGCTGCAACAGTTGCAGAAGGTGGAGATCCAACAGGTACAACCGCGATTACCTCATCTTATGTGAATGCAACTGTAATCAAAAAAATGGGCTTCCAACGCTATTCAGTTGAGCTCCTCGACCGGTCAGATCCGAGCTTTTATGAAATTATGCTTTCAAATCTCCGCGACGCTTATGCTCAAGCAACTGATCAGTATGTAATTGCACAAATTACAGCTGGCGGTACACAGGCAACAGCAACCGCAGCTGACTCAGCTGGCTTGATTTCATTCGTATCAACAGAAGCACCAGCTGCATACACAGCGACAAAGCGCACAGCAAAGTCATTTGTATCTGGTACTTCTATCTGGACTACTTTGCTGGGAGCAACAGATACAACAGGACGTCCAATTTACAATGCTGGCAATCCTATGAATAACGCCGGGTCTGCAATTCCTACAAGTATTCGTGGGAATGTGCTTGGACTTGACTATTATGTTGATCCAAATATGGTTGCAACTTCAATTGACGAATCAGCGTTCATTATTGAGCCACGTTCAATCGAAATTTTTGAATCTCCAGCTTTGACATTGGCCACAAACGTGCCAACAACAGGCGAGATTGAAATTTCACTTTATGGTTACATTGCAGCTCAAGCCGTCTTTGCCGGTGGCCTTCGTCGCTTCAACCTAACCTAATCAATTAAGCATGGCCGAGGTGCGCTCCCGTATCTCGGCCAGTCGAACACGAAAGGACAGAGATGCCTAGCATTATCACAGCTTCACAGCTTCGCACAGTGTTGGGCGTCTCTGTCGCTTTATATTCTGACGCCTATCTTGACTCAATAATCAACTCGGCTGAGCAAGTGATTTTGCCTTTGCTGACTGCAAATCAAAACGCAATTGCAGCTGTGTACTTGCAAAACAATGTCGCTTATTACATAACTCAAAAGCCAAATACATTCGTGGCTGACCAAAGTGTTGTGATTAGCGGTTGCGTACCAAATGCATTTAACGGCACAAAAACAGTTACATCAAATTATTATGATCCATTTCCGTATTTGCCTTTTGCTTATCCAGCACCTTATTTTTACTTCACGGCAGCCGTTACAAACGCCGACATCACTTTCCGTCCAGTTATTCCAGCTGGTGTCGCGTATCTATCCGGGGCAAATGCGGCCACGCTTTACGCAACCACCGACGCAGTTGAACAAGCGGTCACAATCGTCAGTGTTGAGATATTCCAAAGCGTGGTCGCTCCCGGTGGACAAATTGAGGGCGTGGATTTTACGCCGTCGCCTTTTAGAATGGGTCGCAGCTTACAAAACCGAGTCATTGGCCTTTTGGGCAATTACATTGACGTTTCAACAATGGCCATGTAAATGCCTACGCCAACAACAATCGCGACCAATGTACGCGGCACACTTGCAACAGCTTTGGCTGGCGTAGCAGCTTCCGTCTATTCATCACCGCCTGAGGCCGTCATTCCACCAGCATGTGTGATTGTTCCGGACGCGCCGTATCTCGAAACGACGACTATTGGCAAAAGCCAAATCCGCGTCAAAATAAACTTTGTTGTCACTGCCGCTGTTGCCTATAACAACACAGCCGGCGCGCTCGATAATCTTGAGCAATTGATTATTGCGATTATGGGCGCAATGCCTGCCGGTTACACAGTCGGAGACGTACAACGTCCAACAGTGCAATCTGTAGGAGCTTCAAACCTATTAGTGGCGGATCTCGCGGTCAGCACTTACTACACACAACAGACAATCTAAGGAGAAAACCAAATGCCAACAACAATAGTCACTGGTCGCGACATAACCTTGACACTTGCGACAGTCAACTATGACGCGCAAGCCACGTCAGTCACACTGGTCAACGCGCCTGTTATCACTACTTATCAAACATTGGACGGCAAGGCTTACAAGCACATTGACGATCAATGGACACTTAATCTTGAACTTCTCGCTGACTGGGGCGCTACAGGATCACTATTTGAAGCAATGTGGACAGCGTTCACAACCGCGCCAAATACAGCTCTGGCGTTTACGTTAGTGTCTGCAACAGGTGCAAGTTTTGCCGGCACAGCCTTTCCAGTAGCACCTACAGCTGGCGGCGCTGCACCAGACGCACAAACCGATTCATGGGCAATGCTTTGCGCCTCAACACCAGTCCTAACAATTACCTGATCCAAACACTAGAAACGGGAGCACAAAAAAATGAAACTACCAATCACAATCGAGTACGTCTCAGGCGAGTTCGGTACATATACCGCACAACCGCCAGAGTGGGCGAAGTGGGAGAACAAAACAGGCTCGACTATTTCACAAGCTCAAGACAAGATTGGAATTGCCGATCTTCTCTTTCTTGCGTGGAATGCAATGAAGCGCGAAGCTGGTGGCAAGCCAATCAAGGGATTTGAAGTCTGGTGCGAAACAGTCGCGGACGTGACAGTCGGTGAAGTTCTCCCAAAAGCTACGCCGCCGGAAGCGTAAATCGGATTCTGGTTGATTTAGCCTTAGCGACCGGAATACCTATGAGCGAATGGCAGACGGCGGAGCAAATATATACGGCGCTTGAGATATTGGAGAAGCAAAATGGCGGACAGCGTTGAGATTGCTTATGACAAGGCTGACCTACGCCGCGTTCTAGGTGCTTTTAAAGCAATGGACGCCGAGGCTACAGTCCAAGCAAAAGCGGCTTCTGGCGCTCTAGCGGAGTTTGCTCAAGACAAAATCATTGGCACTGCGACAGGTCGAGGCCGCGCAGCTGAAAAGATTGCTCGCGGATCAAGAGTTTCAAAGTCATCAAAGATTGGCGAGTTGTCTTTTGGCTTTGCTGGACAAAAGTTTTCTGGTGGCGGCACAACTCAACAGCTTTGGGGCGGCAACGAATTTGGATCTAACAAGTACAAGCAATTTCCAATCTGGTCAGGTTCAAGTCCAAAAGGTCGAGGATCTAACGGCTGGTTTATTTATCCAACATTGCGCGCCATTCAGCCTGAAATCATTGCCAAGTGGGAAAATGCCTTTGACAAGATTCTCAAGGAGTTTTAATGGTTGCTCAAAGTAGAACGCTCAAGTTATCCATACTTGCTGACGTTGACCAACTTAAAAAATCACTTAACACAGCCAATTCTGACGTTGAAGGATCGAGCAATAAACTTGGAGAATTCGGCAAAAAAGCTGGATTGGCTTTTGCCGCTGCTACAGCTGCCGCTGGTGCTTATGCAGTAAAGCTCGCTGTTGACGGTGTTAAAGCCGCAATTGAGGACGAAGCTGCGCAGATAAGACTTGCAACAGCTTTAAAAAATGCCACTGGGGCAACAGATGAAATGATTGCCTCTGTTGAAAAACAGATACTTAAAACTTCACTCGCAACAGGCGTGGCGGACGACAAATTGCGTCCAGCTTTGCAACGCTTGTCTTTGTCAACAGGCGACGTCACAAAGGCTCAGGATCTCTTAAATTTATCTTTAGACATTAGCCAGGCAACAGGCAAAAGCCTTGACACGGTTGCAAATACTCTAGGCAAAGCTTATGACGGCAATACAGCTTCACTTGCCAAATTGGGAATTGGTTTATCCTCTGCCGAATTGAAGTCAATGTCATTTACAGACGTTCAGACTAAATTGTCAGATTTATTTGGCGGTGCGGCAGCTGCCAACTCTAAGACATTTGCTGGCCGCATTGAGATTCTTAAAGTTACATTTGACGAGGCAAAAGAGTCAATCGGTGCGCGCTTACTTCCAATAATTCAAAGTTTGGTGGAATTTGTAGTCAATAAAGTTATTCCAGCACTAGGCAAATTTGCAGATTTCTTCAAACCAATTACAGATGCAATTAAAGATAACAAAAAAGAATTTGAAATCTTTATTGGTTTTATACAAAAATACGTTGTGCCTGTACTTGTCACAGTATTAGGCGGTGCGTTTAAGGTTGTGGGAGAAATTGCCGGTGGAGTCATCAACGTAATTGGGGCGGTCATTGGTGGCCTTAATGGTTTAATCAGTGGCGCAGTTGCCGGTATAAATGCTTTGATTAGCGTTTACAATTCAGTGCCTTTTTTGCCTAACGTTTCAAAAATTACAGCGCCAAGCATTAACATTCCAACGGTTTCAGTGCCGAGTTTAACAGCAACGTCACAAGTGCCAACTATTACCGTGCCAACCGTATCTGGCGGATCAGGTTCAACATCAAGCGGTAGTGGCGGTATAGCGGCAGCTGCAAAAGGTGCTGCTAGTGCTTCAAGTGGATCAGCATTCATGTCAAGCATTACAAACGGTTATGACGTGACGCCTCGATCTGGCGCGTTCAATCCTGTCGGAATAAACTTGACAGTCAATGGAGCACTTGACTCAGAAGGCACCGCAAGAACTATTGTCAACATGCTAAATGATTCGTTCTACAGAGGCACAGGCGGTGCAAACGCTTTACAAGGTTATGCGTTATGACGCAATGGGCGCCAATCTGGCGAGTTAAAATTGCAGGCGTGGACGTCACAGACTCGGTCTTGGCTAGTCTCAACATCACTTCTGGGCGCAGAAATATTTATGAACAGGCTCAAGCCGGATATTGTTCACTCACGCTCATTGTCTTTAATCAAGCTGCTATTGGCTACAAAATCAATGACACTCTTTCGGTTGAGGTTCAGGATACAGCGGCAGTCTATAAACCTATCTTTGGCGGCTCCATTGTAGATATAGCTGTGAGCGTCTCAGAGGTCGGCTCAACGGCGTACACGCAAGAGGTGACAATTACTGCCTTGGGCGCTCTGGCAAGGCTGCAAAAGGCTCTTACAAACGGCGTCTTGACACAGGATTTTGACGGCGACCAAATCTATACAATTTTGTCACAGGTGTTATTTGCACAATGGCAACAAGTACCAGCTGCGCTAACGTGGGCGACTTATGATCCAACCGAGACTTGGGCAAATGCAGGAAACACAGGATTGGGCGAGATTGACAGGCCGGGCAATTATGAACTGGCACAACGGGCTTCGTCACGAATTGTTATTTATGAGCTTGTTTCAGCTTTGGCAACTTCTGGCCTTGGCTATATTTATGAGGACGCCAACGGTCAAATTGGCTATGCGGACTCAACACACAGAACAACTTATCTGGCTGCCAATGGTTATACGGATCTCACAGCCAATCACGCGCTAGGGCGCGGCATAACGATAAAAACCAGAGCTGGTGACGTGCGCAATGACGTAACAATTAAATACGGCATTGACAGCGGCAGCCAAGTCAGCGACAGAGATGAAGCTTCAATTGGCCTGTATGGAGAATTAGCACAAATCATCAGCACAACGATCAAACATCAGGCAGACGCGGAGGATCAAGCCGCGTTTTATTTGGCACTCAGAGCCTATCCGCAACCTAACTTTGACCAAATTACCTACGCGCTGACAAATCCAGAGTTAGACAACGGAGATCGTGACAGCCTCATCAATGTGTTTATGGGGCAGCCAATAGCATTAAACAATTTGCCGGTAAATATGTCGGCCGGTACTTTCCAAGGCTTTGTCGAGGGCTTTACATTTCGCGCCAGCTATAATGAATTGTCAGTCACCTTGCTTATGTCGCCAGCCGGCTATTCATTGCAAGCTATGCGCTGGAATGACGTGCCAATCACCGAAACATGGGCAAGCGTGTCTCCAACCTTGACGTGGGAATATGCAACAATTGTGTCATAACCTGAAAGGAACATAAATGGCTAATCCAACAACTTATTTCGGCTGGGTCATGCCGACCGCAACCGATTTAGTCACCGACTTACCAGCAGACTTTAACGTCTTTGGGCAAGGCGTTGACACATCAATGCAAGATCTACTTGGCGGCACTACCGGGCAAGTTTTATCCAAGGCTTCAAACACAAACATGGACTTTGCGTGGATTGAACAAGATGACACAACTTTGTCATTCAACGCACAAACAGGTACAACGTACACGCTTGTGGCTTCTGACAGCGCAAAGCTTGTTACGACTTCAAACGCGTCAGCTGTTACGGTAACAATTCCGCCGTCAGTGTTTACAGCAGGAAATCAAATTAACGTTCAATCAATCGGCGTTGGATTGACTTCATTTGTAGCTGGTGCTGGTGTAACTATTACATCAACCGGAGCAACCGCAGCTGCGCCAATTCTTAGAGCGCGTTATTCAGCCTGCACTATTATCTGCACTGCAAGCAACACATTTACTGTTTTGGGCGATCTGAGCTAATGTCTCCAATTTTAGGAATTACAGCTTCGCAAAATCGGCCACGTGGTTTTGCAGTTGATTTTTTAGTATTAGCTGGCGGCGGTGGTGGTGGTTGTAACCTTGGCGGTGGTGGCGGTGGTGGCGGATATAGAACTTCTGCTGGAACTTCTGGCGGTGGCGCGTCTGCTGAATCAAGTTTATTTTTAAGTCTTGGAAATTCTTACACTGTCACAGTAGGTGCTGGTGGCGCTGGTGTAGCTGGTGGTGGCTCTCAAGTTGGTGGGCGCGGCAGCAATGGCAGTAATTCTGTATTCTCATCAATTACATCTACTGCTGGCGGCGGTGGTGGTGGTTCACTTTCAGGAACATCAACTTCCGTAAACGGCGCAAGTGGTGGTTCAGGCGGTGGCGGTGGCGTATTCTATGGCGCTGATCCGATTGGAACTGGCGGCGCTGGAACTACAAATCAAGGTTATGCCGGTGGAGCTGGATTCTATGGTGGTTCATTTCCTTCCGGTGGTGGTGGTGGTGCTGGTGCAGTAGGCGCGGCTGCTACGTCAACAAACGGTGGCAATGGCGGCGCTGGTGTAGCCTCATCAATTACTGGAACTTCCGTAACACGCGGTGGCGGTGGTGGTGGTGGAGCTTATTCTGTTGACGGCGCTCCAGGTACAGGCAGCGACGGCGGCGGTAATGGTTCAGAGGCAGCAAATGCCGCATCAAATGGAACTGCAAACCTTGGCGGTGGTGGTGGTGGATCAGGCAGACTTGCTTCCGACGAATCTGCTGGAACTTCCGGCAATGGCGGTTCAGGCGTAGTTGTTTTCAAATTTCCGACGGCGGCTGGAACTTTAACAATTGGTGCTGGATTAACAGGATCTACAAGCACAAGCGGATCATTTACAATTGCAACAATAACTGCTGGTACAGGAAATGTGAGTTGGGCATAATGGCACATTACGCATTTTTAGATGAGAACAACATTGTTACAGAAGTTATTGTTGGCATTGACGAAACAGAACTAATTGAAGGTTTAGATCCGGAAACTTGGTACGGAAATTTTCGAGGACAAGTCTGCAAGCGCACAAGTTATAACGAGCGCATAAGATTTAACTACGCCGGCCTTTATTACACATACGATCCTATTGACGACGCTTTTATTGCTCCAATGCCGACATGTGGACATGAAGAATTAACATTGAATGAAATGAAAAAATGGGAGTGTCTAAATGCAGAACACGAACCTAAATTATCCTAGCGGCACAGCCGCAGCTATCATTGAAGTTGCGATTGCAGAGGTTGGCACAGTAGAAAAAGGCGAAAACCTCACAAAGTACGGCAAGTTTACAAAAGCCGACGGACTGCCATGGTGCGGTTCTTTTGTTAACTGGTGCGCAAATGAAGCTGGCGTCAAGATTCCAAGCATGGTCAGCACAGCTGCCGGAGCACAGAAAATGAAGGATCAAGGCCGCTGGAAAGAAATGCCAAAGCTGGGCGATTTGTGTTTCATGGACTTTCCACATGACGGCATTGACAAAATTAGTCATATTGGAATTGTGGCCAAGGTTGGTTTAAAAAGCGTTTTGTGTATTGAGGGCAATACGTCAGGCAGTGGCGACCAGCGCAACGGCGGCATGGTCATGATTAAAGAGCGATTTTTAGGCAAAGAAATAGTTGGTTTTGGTAGGCCAAAATACGCAGAATATGCCGGAGAATTTCCTACCGTACAGCTGCCAAAGGCGGCTAACAAGGAGAGAAAAAAATGAAAGAATTGAAGCCAATGCTGGCCAGTTATGCTCGTTCATTTATAGCAGCAAGTCTTGCCGTTTACATGGCAGGTGTTACAGATCCCAAGGCAATTTTGTCAGCTGGTCTTGCGGCAGTCTTGCCGGTACTCATGCGCTGGTTAAATCCTAACGACAAGGTTTATGGTCGCAAGTGATCCGAAAACTGCAAGCGGCAACGCTGGCGGTGTGCTTGTCGCTGGCTTTGTCGTCTTGCAGTTATCAGGGATACACGCGCTATCCATGCCAAGAATTTGAAAATTGGAAAAAAGATGAATGTCAGCGACCAAGGTGCGAGGCGCAAGGCGTCTGCACAGAGGACTTACTTGGAGACATTGTTAAGCCACAGCCAAAACAACCGTAGAATTCAAAAAAGGCTTACTCCAGAGGAAATCAAGGCAAGGCTCATTTTATTTATTGGCATGACTCTTTCAATCGTTTTCTTAATTGTCACTTTGGGCATTACTTACGCGCTTATTTTTGTGACTCAGCCGGTAGCGGCTCAAGCTCCCAACGACGCGGCTTTCATTGATCTACTTAAAACGCTCGCCATATTTTTAACTGGATCACTGGGCGGCGTACTTGCGTCCAACGGCCTTAAGGATAAAACGCATAGCGACACGCCGAAAATCACGCCTAATCCTTGACCTTGTCAGTTGTTGCAGTCATGCTTTTCCAAGCGGCAAAGACAAGGTCGCTACGGGAGCAAATATGTACAGCATGGGCGAAGTATTTATCTGGATTATGATTGGTATTCTGGTCGGCTTTACAAGCGGTTACACGATTGGCCTTAAAGAGGGCAACCGAGTCGGCTTTGTACGCGGCAAGATTTCAGCGAGCAAGTGGGCGAACCGATCATGAGTTTTCTGGACAATTATGAGACGGTCAATCAAAAAGTCAAAAGGCTGCATTCTACATTTCCGACTAATCGCATTGAAACTTCAATTATTGATTGGAATGCGGAAAAAGGTTACATTTTGATTGAGTGCAGGATTTATCGTCATTATGAAGATGAGAAGCCAGCGGCAATTGATTACGCGCATGGCATGGTTGGCGCATACAACGTCCACATGAAACGCTGGTACGTGGAAGACACAGTCAGCAGCGCGATTGGGCGTTGTGCCAGCGTGGTTTTAGGCACAGAGACAAAACCTAGCCTTGAATCAATGGAGCAGGTCGAACACATGCCAAAAGCATTTGTCGAAGAGGATCCATGGTCTAAGCCAATCTGGGAAGAGGGCTTTACAACAGCCAAAACAGCTGTTGAGGAAATCCAATCCTCACTTGGCGGTGAGCAAATTGCAGCTGCACCAATATGCGGACATGGTCACATGGTCTGGCGTACGGGCGATAAAGGCGGCAAAGCTTGGGGCGGATACATGTGCGTCGAGAAAATCAAGGCAAATCAATGCAAGCCGAGGTGGTTTGTTCTGGCCTCTGACGGCCAGTGGAAGCCACAGGTGTAACCATGGGCGATTTTGAAATGATTGATTTACGCACTGGCGACCGATTGCGCATTGATAAAGACGGCACAGAGCTACGCTACGAAATAGATCCACCGTCGATTGAATGGTGCGATACAGGCCAACACTATGCGTCCAAATTGGGCGGACGTGAACAAGGTGGCATTTTGTGGATCTGCCTCATGTGCCAAAAGAAATGATAAAAATGAAGATAACGGCAGCTGACGAATGGGCTATCCATAACAGAGCCGCGCAAGTTGTTTTCTCGCTTGACGAATTAGGCACAGTCCAGCGATACAACAACAAACTTAACAACCATGAACGCGTCACAGAGTACGCAGAGTCTCTGGGCGCTGAAATGGTGGTCGCTAGGTACTTTGGCCTTGACTTTGACATAAACGTGTCAAATGGCAAGCGCAATGCCGACGTTGGCAAAGGCATTGAAGTCAAATGGACAAGCTACATCAACGGCTCTCTTATCATCTATCCAAATGATCGTGTAGATGACGTTGCAGTATTAGTTGTAGGCAGATCACCAGAGTATTTTATTGCCGGTTGGCTACCTGTAAAAATGGCTATGCAAAAGCATTTTAAAAATAGCCAACAAGAAAGTTGGTGGATAGGCCAAGACAATTTAAATCCGATTGAGGATTTAGTTAGGAGCAGTTATGCGGCAACTCATATTTGATTGTTCTATATGTGCCAAAATCTACGGAGACGGGCGAAAGCTTCACTTATTGACAAAGTCGCCTGAATTAACGCTTCATGAGTGGTTTAGCCAATGTTCAGGCTGTGGCACATTTGGCGTTAAAGTCGTGGACAAATCCTTAGTCTTGGACGAATAGTTATGCACAAAAGTTGTCCACAGGTGTGTGCAAAGAATCGCAACGCCGGTCTGACCAGCACTTATGTGTTGACTCTTGACTCGACCCTGTACGCTGGAGCATACAAGTCGAAGGAGATTTTATGACTTCGAAACAGAATGATTCTTACTCTTTCAATATTAGAATCAAAAGAAAAATAAAAAAAACGGTGCTGTTATCAGTAATCCTCAGCGCAATAACAGGCCACAGCTATGCCTACGGCGTGGACTATCGTGACGCATTAAAGCTTTATGCACATTCAAGAATCGTTAATGACAAGCAATATCAATGCTTTTACAAGCTAATCACTAAGGAAAGCAATTGGCGTGTACATGCAAAGAACGGATCACATTACGGTATAGGCCAAATGCGTAACATTAAGTACAAGAACCTTGACGGCTTTAGCCAAGTGGATTGGTCTATCCGTTATCAGAAGCACCGCTATGGCAGCATGTGCAAAGCGTGGGCATTCTTTAAAGCGAAGGGCTATCACTAAATGGCAAGCATGAGTGCAAGGGCAACAGGTGGCAACACCAGAGCTTGGCGCAAGATACGTGAACGGATTTTGATACGTGACGGCTATTGCTGCCAATATTGCGGAGAAGAAAACGCAACCACAGTGGATCACGTGCGTCCGATTTCCAAAGGCGGCACAGACGAACCAGACAACCTTGTCGCTGCGTGTACTAGGTGCAATTACCAGAAGAAAGACAAAGTAGGCCAGTTTTTTGGACAGCCTCGGACAC